TTATCAAACTCATCAGTAAACTTTGGTGGAATTACAGTAGCACTTGGTGCTTCTGATACAACACCTGCTTTTGATTTAACAGACGCTACTAATTATCCAACATCTTCATTGACAGGCACAATTACAAATGCTCAATTAGCAGGCTCTATCTCAAATGATAAATTAGCAGGTTCTATTGCAAATAGTAAACTTGCAAATCCTAGTTTTACTCTTGTAGATACATCTTCAACATCAACAACAGTATCATTAGGCGAAACTTTAAAAATTCAAGGAACATCAAACGAAGTAGAAGCTTCTGTAAGTGGAGATACATTAACAATAGGATTACCAAACAATGTTACTATATCAGGTAATTTAACAGTAAGTGGTACAACAACAGAAGTATCATCAACAACAATTAATGTTGCAGACCCACTATTAAGTATGGCTACAAATAACAATTCTGCTGACGCTGTTGATATAGGATTTTATGGGTTATATGATACAAGTGGTTCACAAGATTTATATGCTGGGTTATTTAGAGACGCCAGCGATTCAGGTAAATTTAAATTATTTAAAGATAATCAAGCTGAACCTACAACAACTGTAAATACAAGTGGCACAGGTTATTCTGTTGCTACACTTGTTGCAAACTTAGAAGGAAATGTTACAGGTAATGTAACAGGTAATACTTCAGGTTCATCTGGTTCAACAACAGGAAATGCAGCCACAGCTACAGCATTACAAACTGCTAGAAATATAAATGGTGTATCTTTCGATGGTACAGCAAATATAGATATAGGTTCAGTAACATCAGGTTCAACAAGTATTACAACAAATTTAGGTGCTAGAACTTTTGAGACTGAAAGTTTAGATACACCTGTAGGGTTTATTACTATAAACATAGGGGGAACTAACTATAAATTGCCTTATTATAGTGCATAAATAGTATAGAGGAATTAAGATATGGCAAATCCAAACACTAGAGAAACACTAAAACAATACTGTTTACGAGCATTAGGTAAACCAGTAATTGAGATAAATGTTGATGATGACCAACTAGAAGATAGACTAGATGAAAGTTTACAATATTTTGCACAATATCATACAGATGGTATTCGTAGAACTTATTTAAAATATAAACTTACTTCAGATGATAAATCTAGACTACAAAATAAAACAAGAAGTAATGAAACATCAACAGATTTAGAAGAATCAGGTGTTACTACACAACATTTTGAACAAGACAATTATCTTGTTATACCTGATAGTGTAATATCAGTAACTAATATATTTCCATTTTCAGACAAAGGTAACTTAAACTTATTTGATGTTAGATATCAATTAAGATTAAATGACTTATACGATTTCTCATCAACATCAGTAGTAAATTATGATGTTGTATTAAGACACTTAGATTTCTTAGACCATATTTTAGTAGGTGAAAAACCTCTTAGATATAATCAACTCGACAATAGATTATACATTGATATGGATTGGACAAACGATTTAGATGTAGATGAGTATTTAATTATAGACTGTTATAGAAAATTAGACCCAGCTACATTTACGGATGTCTTTAATGACATATGGGTAAAACGATATGTTACACAAAAATTTAAATTACAATGGGGTCAAAACTTAGCGAAGTTTGCTGGTGTTACTATGATAGGTGGCGTATCACTTAATGGTAATGAAATCATGCAACAAGCAGAAGCTGAGATATTGAAACTAGAACAAGAAGTCAGAAGTAATTACGAGGAACCACCTCATTTGATACTAGGATAACGCCATGCCAACAAATCATTATTTTCAAGGTGGCAACGGCATAGGTTCATCAGAAGAAAAGAAACTTTTTGAAAACTTAATTATTGAAGGTTTAAAAATCTATGGACATGATGTCTATTACCTACCTAGAACTTTAGTCAATAAAGACCTTATACTTGGCGAAGATGTTGCAAGTAAATTTAATGCAGCCTATCTTTGTGAAATGTATATGGATACAACTGAAGGATTTGCTGGCGAACAAGAATTAATAAGTAAGTTTGGTCTAGAGATTAGAGAAGATACAACATTTACTGTATCTAAAAGAAGGTGGGAAGATATTGTCGGAGACCCTGCTACACAAATAGTCTCTGATAGACCAAACGAAGGCGATATCATTTATATGCCTTTAATGAATAGTTTCTTTGAGATTCAATTTATTGAAGACCAAGAACCATTTTTTCAATTAGGCAACTTACCTGTTTACAAACTAAGAGTAACTAGATTCGAGTATTCATCTGAAAGACTTGATACTGGAGTTTCTGATATTGACGCTGCTGAAGATAAATTCTCACTTGATATGTTGGCACATCAAATGACTTTAGAGGCAGAAGAAGGTTCTCTATTACTTGAAAATGATAGAGCAAGTGGTGACCCTAACTACTTCTTAATGGAGACTTATGCAGTACAAACACAATCGCCTTATGCAGATAATGTTGATTTAGATAATGAGGCAGGTTTTGATACGGCAAGTATAGGTGATGATATATTAGACTTTACAGAACGCAACCCATTTGGTGAGATAGACTTCTAATGTTTGGCGATTATTTTTACAATCAGACTTTAAGAAAAATGACTATTGCATTTGGTCAGATATTTAATAATATACAAATTAAAAGAAAAGATTCAAATGGTAATGTAGTACAATCTATTCGTGTGCCATTAGCTTATGCACCTAAAGAAAAGTTTCTTACAAGACTAGACCAACAACCTAATTTAAATGATAGACAATTTGCAGTTACTTTACCTAAATTATCTTTTGAGATTACAGGTCTTTCATATGATAGTGATAGAAAACTTACAAGAGTACAAAAATATAAAACTGTTAAATCAGAAGTAGATGGCAAAGTGATGAATTTTAATTATACACCTGTGCCGTATAATTTAAGTTTTTCTCTATATTCATTTACAGCAAGTGCAGAAGCAGGTCTTCAGATAGTAGAGCAAATACTACCATTTTTTCAACCAGATTATACAGTTACAATAAATGCAATACCAGAGTTAAGTATAAAAAGAGATGTGCCTATTATATTAAATAGTGTTAATTATCAAGATACTTATGATGGTGGGTATACAACAAGAAGAGCAGTTATTTATACTTTAAACTTTACTGCTAAAACATACTTATTTGGACCTGATAATACAAGTAAAACTATTAAAGAAGTCAAAATCGACTTGTATGATGATACAGATACAACAAATAAGGCAAGAGTAGAAAGAGTTACTACAACCCCTAATCCTACAAGTGCTGACGCTGATGATGATTTTGGGTTTACAACAGATATAGAATTTTTTGAAGATAGTAAAAAATACAATCCTAGCACAGACACGGATGAATAAATAGTAATATGACAAGAGCAAGAGACACAGCAGACTTATTAACATTAGCACCCACTTCACAGGCACTTGAATCTGATGTTACACATCCATTAATAATTAATGGCGATATGAGAATACGACAAAGACAAGATTCTAATGCCACTTGGGATGGTGCTAATATTGGTGCAGCTATGTATATTACACAAGACCGATGGTATCAAGATTGGGTTGACTGTGGCGCTACAACTGTAACTAGAGATACTGATGTTCCTACAGGTGCAGGATTTTCACATTCAATGAAGTATGCAGTACATACAGCAGACGCTAGTCCGGCAGCTGGAGATGTAGTATCTATAAAACAAATTATAGAGGACCAAAAATGTGTTATAACAAGAAAAGGTCACTCAGACGCTAAAAAATTAACTTTATCATTTTGGGTAAAATCAAATTTAACAGGAACATGGATTTGTGAATTGTATGATTATCAAAATAGTAGGCAAATTAGTCAGGCATATACAATATCTTCAGCAAATACATGGGAAAAGAAAGTATTAGTTTTTGACGCTGATACTACAGGAAAATTTGCAAACGATAATGGTCAAGGATTAGGAGTAATTTTTTGGTTGGCAGCTGGTTCAAATTATACAGGTGGAAGTTTAAGTACATCTTGGAGTTCTGTTACAACTAATACTAGAGCAGTAGGTCAAACAAATTTAATGTCAAGTACATCAAATACTTGGTATCTAACAGGTGTACAATTAGAAATAGGTGAATATACTGCTACAACAATACCACCCTTTCAACAAATGAGCTACGGTGATGAATTATTAAGATGTATGAGATATTATGAACATATTGCAGGTAATCTAGGCGGCTCAACCGCAAATTTTATTGGCATAGGTGGGCAGTATAGTGGTTCTCTTTTTGACACAGTATTAACTATGAAGGCAGAAAAAAGAACAACACCAACAATGGCAGTAACAGATTCATCAGCCCATTACATAATAGGGTCAAATGACGCTTCTAATCAAATTTCTACTGTAACTGGTATAGGCAGTAGAGCATGGTATAAAAAAGTAAATGTATATTTTTCAGGCACCATAGCACATGGGGCTCAAGGTTATGCAGGGTTTTTAGCTTGCAACCATGCAAATGCAT